GTTGCCTATGATGAAGTTGTTATTTACTGCGACCCACCATATAGAAACACAGCCGAATATACTGACAATGACTTTAATTATAAAGAGTTTGATGAGTGGGTGAAAAAAATAAAATATGATGTATTTATAAGCGAATATAATTGTCCATTTGAAAAGATAGCAAGTTTTGGAAAAATGTCTTTATTGAATAATAGTAAAGACAAGAAACCTTTAATAAGTGATAATTTATATTTGCATAAAGCAGAGGTGTGAAATGATAGAAAAAGTAAACCCAAGCCACCCAGACAAAGTGGCAGATAGAATAGCAGGTGCAATAGTTGACCTAGCATACACAAAACAAGAAAATCCAAAAGTCGCAGTTGAAGTGCTTATAGGACACAAGCATTGTTACATAATTATAGAGAGCAGTGTAGATTTTGACGGATATAAAGATGAAATATTTGAAATAGTATATAGAATTGTTGGGACAAGGCTTATACAAATAGAAATCGTATCAACAAAGCAAGACCAATACCTAGCAGAAAATCAAAGCAAGCAGATAAGGTGTGGAGACAACGGAATATTTAAGGGTGTGCCACTTGCAGAAGAAGAAAAAGAAATGAGTAAAATTGCACAAACGATATACGACATGTATTCAAGTGATGGAAAATACATACTTGATAAAAAGAACAACAAACTCATTATTTGTCAAAGCAATGCAAAGACTAATAATATTACAGATTGGTTTAAGGGTTGGGGATACGATTTAGTAGTCAATCCTTTAGGCGATTGGACAGGAGGCACAGATGTAGATAGTGGGGCAACCAATAGAAAATTAGGAAGCGATATGGCACAGTCAGTAACTGGTGGTGGGCTTCATGGCAAAGATTTATCAAAAGCAGATGTAAGTGTAAACATATATGCTTTCTTAAAGGCACAGGAAACAGGTAAACCAGTTGAATTGTGTTGTGCAATAGGCGATGATACAATAGATGGAAAACCATATAGCGAAATAGTCGAGATTGCTAGGGATTATATAAAGAGTGTTGGCGGTTTTGAAAAATTCGCAGAATGGGGATTATTTTAAGGAGTTGTGCAAATGCAACTCTTTTGTTATACTTATAAAACGGAGGAAATAGATGGCAAGACCAACAATAGAAATCAAACAAGAGCATTTTGAAAACTTATGTAACCTGCAATGCACACTTGATGAAATTGCTGGTTTTTTTCGTTGTTCGCCAGATACAATAGAGAATTGGTGTAAGAGAGTATACAAGGAGCGTTTTTCGGAGGTATATAAAAAGTATTCGCAAAACGGAAAAATAAGTTTAAGGCGATATCAATATAAATTAGCAGAACACAACGCAAGTATGGCGATATGGTTAGGTAAACAATGGTTAAATCAAACAGAGAAGATTGAGGCCACAACAAGTTTTGAAGATTTATCTCCATTGGCGGAATTATTGAAAAGGGATAAGTAATGCGAACAATACCTTGGTGTGCGTTTAGTGAAAAGCACAAAGATTACATAATTAAGGGCATAGATTGTGAGATGTCTGTTGGAGAGGGAGCAGTTCGTGCAGGTAAGACCATAGACAACTGCATTATTGCTTGCATGTATCTTGAAACTTGCGAAGATAGAATACACTTGGCTAGTGGAAGCACGATAGCAAATGCCAAACTAAACATAGGCGATTGCAATGGTTTTGGGCTTGAGCATTTGTTTGGTGGCAGGTGCAAGTGGGGGAAGTATAAAGACAATGAGGCTCTTTATATAAAGACCAAGACAGGCGAAAAGATAGTTATATTTGCAGGTGGCGGAAAGGCAGACAGTTACAAGAAGATACTTGGTAACTCTTATGGGTTATGGATAGCAACGGAAATAAACGAGCATTATGATTGTGACGATAGCAGAACTAGTTTTATAAAGGTTGCAATGGCTAGACAGTTAGCGAGTAAGAAGATAAAGAGAATATGGGACTTAAACCCTTGCAGTCCAAAGCATAAAATATATACAAATTATATAGATAAATATAAGAAAGGATATGTTGGTGGATACAACTATCAACACTTTACAATAGAAGACAATTTGAGCATAAGTGAAGAAAGGCGAGAGGCTATTAAGGCGCAATATGACCCAAACTCTATTTGGTATAAGAGAGACATTCTTGGTTTAAGATGTGTTGCAGAGGGCTTGATACACAAAGACTTTGCAGAACATACAGATAGGTATGTTATAAGTGAGCAAGAGTGCAAAAAGAAGTATAACATTGGGCATATTAAGATAGGCGTTGACTTTGGAGGTAATGGCTCTGCTAATACTTTTGTATGCTCTGGGTTTACACATGGGCTAAGAGATTGGCTTGTTTTAGAGGCAGAAAAGTATGACGGATATTTAACACCAAACGACCTTGCAAATAAGTTTGTAAATTTCGTAAAAATGTGCTATAATAAATGGCAAAGGAGTGGGGAGGCATACTGCGATAGTGCAGAGCAGGTTTTAATTGCTGGGTTAAGGTCAGCAGTTGTCAAGCAAAATTGTGGCATAGTTATCAACAATGCAAGGAAATATCCTATAAATGAAAGGATAAATCTTGAAGCAAAGATGATGGCTAGCGGAAGATTTCATGTGCTTGAACACTGCAAGACAGTAATTGAGGCATTGAGCCAAGCGGTTTGGAACAACAAGGAAGGGCATGAAGATGAGAGACTTGACAATGGCACAAGCGATATAGACACACTCGATGCACTAGAATATAGTGTTGAACCACACCTAAATGACTTAAAATATTCTGTATAAAGGGGAAAGTATGGACACAATTAGCAGTGTAATTTTGAGAGAAACGGGAAAGCAGGTGGTGTCATTGAAAGATATGACGGAGACTTGGCTACAATGGTATAAGGGAGATGTAGCGGATTTTCACACTTATGAAGCATATAATGGAAGAAAGAAAGTCAAACAAAAACGCAAGACTTTGAATATGGCTAAAAAGGTGTGTGAGGACTGGGCTAATTTACTGCTAAATGAGAAAACAGATGTTACATACGGAGATGAAGAAGGTCAAGTAGAACTAGAAAAAGTGCTTGACAATGTTTCTTTTTGGCAGAAAGGTAATGAGGGTATAGAAAAGACATTTGCTCTTGGTAAGGGTGCATTTGTTGAAAGTTTTGATGCTGACGGGAACGAGAGGTTGCAATTTATCAATGGCAAGAAGATATACCCTATAACATTCGACCAAGACACAATAACAGAGTGTGCGTTTGTTAATGTTAATTCAAACAGGACTACAATACAGATACACATTAAGAACAATGAGGGCAATTATGTTATTATAAGCCTTGAGTATAAGAAAGCACAGAATGACATGGTTGATAACATTGGAGATTTAGTGTCAAGGTCAATATTAGACACAGAGGGCGACATACCTTGGTTTCAAATACTAAAGCCAAATGTTGCTAACAATGTGGATATAAACTCTTCACTAGGAATATCTATATTTGCAAACTCTATTGATGCACTTGCTGGGGTTGACTTGGCATATGACGGATTTTGCGAGGAAATGAGGCTTGGAAAGGCGAAGATATTTGCAGACAGTAGAATAATGCAGTTTGACGGAGACGACCAAGTTCCTGTATTTGATAAGAACGACACAGGTATCTATTGGTATGGCAATGGCGAAAATGAAAACAAAGAACCTTTGAAATTTTATAGTGAGGCATTAAGGACAGATGCGTTCTTTAATGGCATAAACAATGCTTTGAACCTTTTGAGTGCAAAGGTAGGGTTTGGAGAAAATCATTATAGGTTTGACCAAGGAGGAATAAGCACCGCCACCCAAGTCGTAAGTGAAAATAGTGAGATGTTTAGGACTTTGAGAAAACACGAGATAATATTGCGAGATGTAATTCTTGGTGTTTGTAAGGCATTGATGTATATCCACAACACTTTTACAGGGCATGAATATGTTTTTGACTTAGACGCACCAATGGAAGTTAAGTTTGACGACAGCATTATAGAAGACAAAGAAACACAAAAACTTAACGATAGACAAGACGTGCAACTTGGTGTAATGAGTAAGGCAGAGTATAGGGCGAAGTGGTACAATGAAGATTTGGATACAGCAAAGGCAAACGTAGAAGCCATAGCTGAAGCAAATAGGGCGAACATTGGCTCATTCTTTAGTGAGGAATAATGAGAACATACAATTATTTAAGTAATGAGTTGCCTAGAGAACTTATAGGGATATATGATGACCTAGAACAAGACTTGCTGAAAATAATAGTAAAGCAGTTAAAGATGGGGATTGAGCCTATAAGGGTTGCACAGAATATTCGAGATAAGGTGGCGGAGTATGACCCAAAGATACAGAAAGTAATTGCGGTTGTATTTGCTGACATAAAAAAAAGAGCGGTAAAAGACGGGAAAGAAGATTTTAAGCAAGAGCCGACCGACCAAGAAGCACTTAACAATAACGAAGCAAATAAAGTTATAAGTCCACAACTTATTGCAGCGTTTGGTATAGCAACAGTGTTAAGCAATAGAATAGCGGAAAATGCTATAAATGAATACACAACAGACTATTTGACCATACAAAATAAAGTAACAAGACTTACGAAAACATTTGACCCTTTGCAAAGTATAATAAAAAGACTTGCAAAGCAGGGCATAAAAGTGTTGAGCAATGGCAAGTTAAGAAGTATTGACGGACTTGTAAGAGAAGATTTGATGTATGAAACAACACGGGCAAATGCTAGAATAAACTACGACAATTTGAAAAATTCTAGTGCGAAGTTTGTGGAAGTTAGTTCGCACCCAACAGCAAGAACTTGGACAAAATATATGACACACGATTATGAAGACCACTCTAGTTGGCAAGGGCAAGTGTATTATTCTGGTGAACCAGTTGAGGGTTATGATGAATTTGAAAGTACTTGTGGTTATGGGGAAATGCTTGGAATATGTGGTATAAACTGCTACCATCAATTCCAAATGAATTATACAGGCGAAGGAACGCAGGAAGAATATAGTATAAAAGAAGTTCGCAAAAATTACGAATTAAGCCAAGAACAAAGAGCTTATGAAAGAGCAATAAGGAAAATGAAACAGGCAAGGGCGGTGTATGAAGAAGCTGGAGATGTGCAAATGACAAAGCAACTATCTGGCAATATTACAAACGCTACGAATAAATTAAAGACATTCTGCGAGAAAAACAACTTAAAATATGTAAATTGGAGAACGCAGATATAAAAAGTTGTCATATTTGTTTGCATTATTTAATTGCAAATGCTATAATATGAATATCAAAGACAAGGCAAGTCGTTTAACATAGCCACTTCCAAGAAGTTGGGTGTAAGACCAACGCTTAAAAAAACATAAGGAGGAATAAATATGGAAGAATTGAAGTCATTGTTTGGAGATGGTAGTTTAAGCTATGACGAGTTCGAACAAAAGCTAAGTGAGGCAGGAGACACTATAAAACTTGCAAATTTGAAAAGTGGAAACTATGTAGACAAGGCAAAGTATGATAAAGCCGAGAGTGGAGTCAATGAGTGGAAGACAAAGTATAGTGCTTTGGAAGAAAAAACAAAGGATTATGATAGTCTATTAAGCGAGAGAGACACACTTAAAGCAGATTATACAGCACTTCAGTCTAAACAAGCAGAAGCTGAGAAAATGAGTGAGATAAGTAGTGCAAATGTCAATCCTAGATTTGCAAAATTCGTTTACACTGAAGTTACATCACAAATGAAAGACGGAGACGATTTCAAAACAAGTCTTGGGGAATATCTCAAGGCAAACAAGGAGTTCTTAAACACAAGCAAGGGAACTTATGTTAATTTAGAGAGTGGAACGATACCACCAAAATCAAAAAACGAAACAATGAATGATTTAATAAGGAGAAAGTAGAAAAATGCCAACTTACAACGCAAACGTAAGCAGAACTGATGCCAAGGCACTTATCCCAACACAAGACATTATTGATGAGATAATCCAAGGTGCAGTCAAAAACTCAAAGGCTTTGCAAATCATGACAAGACTTCCAAACATGACAACAAAGCAAGCAAAAATGCCAGTCCTTGCAATGCTTCCAGAAGCATATTGGGTTGACGGAGACACAGGTCTTAAACAAACATCAAAAGCAATGTGGGGAAATAAGTTCATCACAGCAGCAGAACTTGCTGTTATTGTTCCTATTCCAGAAGCAGTGCTAGAAGATGCTAGTTATGACATTTGGGGACAAATTAGACCAAGAATTGAAGAAGCATTTGGTAAGAAAATTGACCAAGCAATCTTCCTTGGCAAAGACAAACCAACAGAATGGAGAGAAGGTCTTATTGCTTCTATCTACAATGCAGGAGCAGCAGTAGCACCTTCAACCAACAATCTTTACACACAAATTTCAAATGCAATGGGCAAAGTTGAGCAAGACGGATTTGATGTCAATGGTCTTGTTGGTGGACTTGCTCTTAAACAAGCATTTAGAGAAGGATTTGTTGACACAACAGGTCAACCACTTGCTAACAGCGAAGTGACATCTCTTGCTAGAGAATTTGTGGACAATGGCTCTTGGGATAATACCCTTGCCAAATTTATTGTTGGTGACTTCAAACAAGCAGTCTATTCTATTAGACAAGAAATCACCTTCAAAATTCTAGACCAAGGTGTTATCACTAACGGAGACGGTGCAGTTGTTCTTAACCTTGCACAACAAGACTGTGTGGCATTGAGAGCAGTTATGAGATTGGGTTGGGAAATTCCAAATCCTATCAATGCAGAAAATCCAGACGAAGAAACACGCTTCCCATTTGCTTTGGTTGAGCCATCAAGTGCAGCAACAACATACAATGTGACATTTACTGTTACAGATGAGGGCAGTGACCCAGTTCAAAATGCTGTTGTGACAATGGCAGGACAAACCAAGAAAACAAATTCAAGCGGTGTTGCAGTATTCAAATCTCTTGGTGCTTCAACATACCTTTACAAAGTTACTAAAGGTGATGCAATTAGATATGGAGAAACAACTGTTTCTAGTTCAGCAGTTAGTGTGAGTGTAACAAATTTTTAAGTGTCTCTGGAGCAGGAACGCTGACCGTTACTTCTGTTGCAGGGACTAACTCAGGATATACCAAAATAACAGTAAGTCCTAGCAAAATTGTGACATCAAATAAATATAAATACAAAGTCCAACAGGCAGAGTTTAGCACTCTTCCAGAGTTGGGAGACGATTTAAGTGCTTGGACTACTTGGGACGGAACCAGTGATATATTAGCCACGAACGGATATTATATAGCAGTGGCAGAGACGGAAAGTAACTTTACTTGTGAAAAAGTAGGGACAACGACTGTTGTAGCGAACACTGGTGCTTAATGCAATTTGGAAAAAGGTAGCAAGCGTAGTTTTGTTGCCTTTTTTCTTATGAAATGCTATAATAAAAAAGAAAAAGGACAAGGGGAAGATGACTTTACTAGATGATGCATTTATGATACAAGAAATGGACTATCCTATTGTAGAAGAAAATAGGGTGGCATTATATAACGACTATTATTATGAGATTTGTGGCTTTATACGCAAATGCAATGCTTATAGGTTGACACCAGAAGAAATTGAATATTGGCTTGACACAGGATTGTGCAAAAAGTCATGTGATTATGTTTGTGGAGTAAAGAACGCTGATGAAAGAAAGAGATTATTTAAGCGTGCAATGGCAACACAACTTATATATGATGCAGGTAGTGGCAGAAATTCAATGATAAGAGGCACAGAGCCAGCAGAAGATTTGTGTAGGAGTGCAAAAAACATACTTGAAATAATAGGACTATTACAACACTTTGGGTGGTGAGTATGAGTTATTGGAGAGGTTTAGGTCTAATAAGAAAGGACAAGAAAACTGCTTTTCAAAAGGCATTGTTATATGTAAGGGGTGAAAGCGACATAGAGAAGTTGCCTTTCACTTTTTGCACAATACAAGATGATAGTTTGTCAATGGTAGAAAGTACAATGCCAATAGATTATGACAAAAGGACAAAAGGGATATTCACTTATAACTACACATTGCCTTTTGTAAATGGTGCAAGAGTTGAGTTTTTAGATGGGACAACAATGTATGTTTCGAGTATTGTTTCTGTGGTAGATGAAGAAAAAGCACAGGCAGACGGAAAAGGTGTTGTTGGATTGAATATATACCTTGGTGGCTAGATATGGATATGGAAGAAGTTGCCTTTGCAGTAGAAAATGTTGTGCTTAATAGTGCGACATTCCCATATAGGACAGGGCAATTAAGGAACAATTTTTTTGACTACACAAGTGGCAAAATGGTAGGAAATGTATATTCTATTGATATATTGACAAACCCTGATGTAAATTATGGCAAGATATTGCAAGAAAGAGCAAGTATAAGGTATAGGACTAAAAATCACTATATTTATCACAAGAATAAGCATTTTAGATATATAGACAAAATTATTGACAGAGATGTTGTGCCAGCAATAGAAATAGAATTTAATGTAAGGAGCAAGACATGAAACCTAGTGAAGTAATAAGCGCAAAGATACAAACATTGTTGGGCAGTAATTATCACATATTCTCAAACACATACTTCAACAAGAATTACACAGAGGCAAGGGAAGTTAGAGAGGGCGAGAATATTGGTTATGCAAGATTTACAACAGCAGAATATGGCAAGTTTAGAAAAAACAAAGTTGTTGGTATATTTTCAATAACAAGTTCGACTAGGTCGAATTCTAATATTTATTATTTGTCTGGCGGATACAAAATTGAATTTTCTGTGCCAAGAAATGTTATAAAAAAGACCAAATATGATGAAGTAATTTCTGCTCCAACATACAATTTTGACACAGATATTGAGGCTTTAATAGATGCAATCACAAATGCAAATATTAGTTATGTGGTTGGAACAGGTCAAACAGCAAAGACATATAATGGCAGATTAACAATGAGTGAGCCAACATACTTGATGACCGAGAGTGACGGAGAATATCAATATGACATTATGACTGTTAGTGGGAATTTTGTCATAAGCGATAAAGCAAAGTTTGGCAAACAATACAAAATAGAGTTAGGTATTGGCAATGAATATGTCGAACTAGACGATGTTAATTCGTTTACAGAGTCGATAAATAATGACGGAAATGCTATTGTAAAAGAGAATAAAACAAGAATAGAGCAAAACCTAGGTCAAAGTGGGTGGGTATGCACAGCAACAATAGATGATTATGAAACAACAAACTTGGCAAGACAAAAGATTTATTCTATTATTCATGAGAACAAGGAAATAGTGAATGTGTCAGCTGTTAATAATGCTCTAAAGAGAAAACAAAGAGTAAGAATAACAACTCCACATGGACATATCCACATATTTAATGCAATTATGACTATTGCTTTTACAACGAGTGAAAATGGTGTTGGTTCTTATGCAATATCCTTTACAGATGACAATAAAGATGTTTTGGAACATACTTTATATTTTGATGCAGTTGGTGGAAGCGAAGTTATTTCTAAAACGGTGCGTGAAGGAAGTGAAATAGGAAGTTTAACCACTCCAACAAAAACAGGATATACATTTATTAAGTGGCAAATTGATGGTGTTGATATAAGTTCAACAACAGTATATGAATACCTAAACGACAAAACAGCAACAGCAGTATGGCAAGCAAATGAGTATAAAGTTTACTTTAATGCTAATGGTGGAACAGGCGATACATTCTATCAAACTATGATTTATAATACTACTAGCATATTGACAGCAAATACATTTACACATATCAATAGTGGATACCAAGCATACTTTAGGGGTTGGTCATTAGATAATGGTGCAACAACACCAACATTTACAGATGCACAAGAAGTTATCAACTTATCCACAGGAGCAGACATAACACTTTATGCAGTGTGGGAAAACTACACACTTTCGTTTGATAGCAATGGTGGTAGTTATGTTTCAAGTAAAAATGTTGTCTATGGAGATGAAATAGGAACACTTGAAACACCAACTTATAATGGTTATCCTTTCTTGGGTTGGTATATTGGTTCAACACAAATCACAAGCTCTACAAGATATACTTATAGAGAAAATAAAGAAGCATCTGCAAGTTGGGACATTCCAGACTATGCTGAGGTATGGCTATTTAATGAAGTGCCAAGTGCATTTACAGACAAGACATTCAGTGAGAGTTATTATTACTATTACGGAGGTCAAAAAACTCAATGTTCTAATATTGAGTTTACGACATATAGTGGTGGTGGACAAAACGCAATATTCTTTAATTCAACATATCATACAGGTGGATATATTGGACTTGAAGGTCAGGGGTGGACTGACGGAAACACTATTGCACACAGGACATTATATTTTGCCAATCCAATAGATACAACAGGCGATGAAAACACACTTGGTTATTGGCTAACAAGAAATGCTACAAAGGTGGTAGAATAATGGCAGATGATAGGGTATGGAGATTTGAGTTTGTCAATGTTTCACCACAGAAAACAGAGAGTGGAATAACTGATACAATATCAAGTGGAGTAAAAGACAAAGACAAAGATAGCAAAAATGAATTTATTGACCGTTTTACAGACAAGGTGGGTGGAGACATTGTAAAGAGCGCAGTTTTAACGCCACTAAACTCTGCTGTTGGTAGAGTGTCAAGACCTTTGTATATGGCTGGTAGAAGAATTGTTCATGGTGGGTCAATAGGTTCAGCACTAGGTGGTGCGGCAGGTGCTATTGCCATGATGGGCATAGAAGCAATGATAAATGCACTTGAAAAAAGAATAAATGATATTCAAGAACAGGTAAGAGATTTGAATAATACAGACAATGCACTTATAAGAGCAGGTTCTGTATCAACAGCAACATATTATACAGGCAATATACTTGGAGTAAAACAAAGAACAGACAGGAGTTGATTGTGGATAAATTTGAAATATTTAACAGGTCAAATGGAACATGGGAAACATACAGCCTAGTTGCTGGGTGGCAAGAAAACTTTGTTACTGACAAAACAACAGATACGGGTGTTGTAAAATTAAAATATACAGGCACAGAATTTCCAAAGATAGACATTGGGGATTGGTGTAGACTTATCCATAGTGATGATGGAAATGTAAGTTATCAACACTATACGGAAATAAGAGATTATGATTTTGTAACAAAGTATGTAGAATGGCAAGTTGACAAAAACTATTCTTATAATAATAAAACTTATTTCAAAATCACAGCTTCTTTTAAGAATAACACAACA